AAGTGCGGCCGCGAGAGCAAATGTGGTCAACAGTGGCACGTCAAAGAGTTGTATGCCGATCTGTTTGATGACTGGAGCAAACGTGCGCCGGCAACAGATGACCAACCGACCGCAAGCGCCCGCGCCTACATGGAGTTCGCTCGCGGATTCAAGATTGATCTGGTGGCGGGCCTGTTCACCCAGGAGAACTACTTCGATCGCGTTTTGAATATCGGCTCGGCCACAGTGCGGTTTGCGCTCGAACATGGCGGGTATTGGGAACGCCTGATCGACCAGCCTCAGCGCTTCGGTAAAAAGAAGGCACGCTTCAAGCCGGGCGAATCATACAAAGGCTATTGGTGGTGCTCCCCCTACGTCGACCTCGCACAGACCTCAGAGCTTTGGATCGTTGAGGGGATCTTCGACGCGATCGCCCTGCAGCACAACGAGCTCGATGCGGTAGCAGCGATGTCGTCAAACGCCTTTCCCGAGGCCTCGCTGAAAGCACTTGCAGGTGATCGGAACGGCAACTTGCCAAGACTGGTCTGGGCTCTGGACAACGAGCCGGGCGCACACCGCTACACGCGTAAATGGGTCGCCATGGCTCGAGCTATGGGCTTTGAATGCACTGCAGCGCAAATACCGCAGCGCGACGCTCGGAAAGTGGATTGGAACGACCTGCATCAGCGATGGAGCTTTATCGGTGACGAAGCCGAACGACGCAAGCGCACAGAAGCGGATCTGAACGAGGCTCGCCACCATGGCGCTCTGCTGATTGCAGAAAGCGCCTCAGAGAAAGCGCTGCTGATTTACAACTGGCGCGAGCGCGAAGAATTCCACTTCGGGTTCGAGTCTCGTCTGTATTGGTGGAAGCTGGACATCAGCAAATTTAACAATGCCATGCAGGCGCTCGAAACGAGCGAGAACCACGAAGAGCAGCAGATGAACAACAACGCGATGCGGGAAAAAGCGTTGCGAATGTCTGGCTGTGTGGTCGAGATCGCCAACTGCTACCCCCAGGCGCTGTACTTCCAGCGCAATGAGATCACGGACGAATCCTGGTACTTCTTCCGCGTAGATTTCCCCCACGACGGCGGCTCAGTGAAGAACACCTTCACCGGTGGCCAGGTCGCGGCCGCGAGCGAATTCAAGAAGCGGTTGCTCGGTATGGCCGCCGGCGCAGTGTTCACCGGGAGCGGCCAACAGCTCGACAAGATCATGAAGGATCAACTGTTCGCGATAAAAACGGTTCAGACGATCGACTTTGTTGGGTACAGCAAGGAGTACGGCTGCTACGTGTACGGCGACCTGGCCGTAAAAGATGGCCAGGTGGTCGACGTCAATGACGAAGAGTTTTTCGAGTTCGGCAAGCTGCGCCTAAAAACCCTGCAACGTGCGGTGCCGGTGCGGATTCAACGCGACCCGAAGGAATACAGCGACGAATGGGCGAAACTGCTGTGGACATGCTTTGGAGCACAGGGCGTTGTCGCGCTGACCTTCTGGTTCGGCTCGCTGTTCGCCGAGCAGATCCGCGCTCGCTACCAGTCCTTTCCCTTCCTGGAAGCCACCGGCGAGGCCGGGGCCGGTAAAACCACCCTGCTGAACCTGCTTTGGAAGTTGCTCGGCCGCGCCGGCTACGAAGGATTCGACCCGTCCAAATCCACCAAAGCCGGCCGCAGCCGGTTGATGGGCCAGGTATCCGGCATGCCTGTGGTGCTGCTTGAGTCGGATCGGAGCGGTGACGACAAATCCCACGCTAAAAACTTTGAATGGGACGAGCTGAAGGACTATTTCGGCGGCGGCACACTGGCGACCAAAGGCGTGAAGACCGCCGGCAACGAAACGTACGAGCCACCGTTCAGAGGCACGATCGCCATCAGCCAGAACGCGCCCGTGATTGCGTCCGAAGCCATCATGACGCGGATCGTGAAACTGCATTTTGTGCGGCCGAACGTGACACCAGAGAGCCGAGCGGCAGCTGATCGACTGACAGCATTAGATGGCTCCAAGTTGAGCTACTTCCTGCTGCAGGCGGTGAAGCGCGAGAGCGACGTCATGTCCACCCTTGCCGACAAGATCCCGGCCCACGAAGCGCGCCTGCGCCGGCTACACACCCACTGCATCAGCTGCGACAACGAATACCCAGCGAATAACGAAAAAGCGGCATGCCAGCACTGTGGCAATCAGTTGCGAGGGTACATCCGCGTTGAGCGCATCGTAAAAAACCACGCCCAACTGCTCGGCCTTGTGGAATGCATTCGCTCGCTGGTACCGCTGACCGACGCCCAGATCAGCGCAACCCAGCGTTGCATTGTCTCGATGGCCATCGAGCGCCAGAGCTCGATCAGCGCAGACCATCCTGTTGTCGCGGAATTCTGGGAAGTCTACGAGTACCTGCAGGGGCTTGATGCCGAAGGGCCGGTGGTCAATCACAGCAAGAAAGAAAACGTCATCGCTATCAACCTCAACGAGTTCGTAGAGCGCGCCGCAGAACACCGCCAAAAGTTGGCCGACGTCAGCGAGCTACGCGATCGCCTGAAGGAGTCCCGCTGCCGCAAATTTCTGGAATCGAATAAAGCCGTCGACAGCGCGGTGCGCGCTTACCAGGCCACGCGCAATAACAACACGATCACCAAGTCACCTACGGTCAAGTGTTGGATGTTTCAGGCGTAGGGCTGCAAGCCGCGTCGACAGCCAGGAAAGGAGAGAACCATGCAGATTCAAATCGTCGCCTGCACTGATCGTAGCGATACGCAAAGCCTGCAGGATCGCATCACCCAGCTGCTCAACGAGCTTGGGAACACGGTGCAGGCTGAAGCCTACGGTACGAACGGATTGGTCGATATTTTGGAGGTACGGGCTACGGATGGTCAGCGCGAGATCTTGGTGCTGAATTGCTCCCGGCTGCAAATCCAAGCGGTTTTGGACTGGCAGTCATGTAGCGAAGACACAAACGAATTCGAATACCTGGTGCTGCACCTGGTGCGATCACCAGACAGCCACCAATAACGCCGGCTGCAACCGGCACATTTGAAGGGAGAGAACCATGCGCAACACAAAGCAGCTTGAACAAACCGAACGCGGAGCACTGATTGGGCAGTTGATAGGCGCCGTCGTGACGGTGGCGTTGATTGCCATCGTCGCGGTGCAGGTACCGGATTTGATGATCTGGATTCTCAGCTAAGCGACCGAGAAGTCGGCGCCATGGGGCTGCAACCCCATGGCACCTGCCACCCCTGAAAGGAGAGAACCATGCAAGACCAATCCCACAACGGCAGCGTCGCCGAGGCTAACGCACCTCGTCTACGGCCGACAATGGCCAGTCACCGGCTCGATCTGCCGAGCATTTGCGATATCTGCGGAAAAGCGCGATCGACGCGCACACATCGAAGCTGTAGCCGCATTCGACAGAAACGGAAAGCTGATGAATGGGCCGCGTTAATGGCGGAAAGAATTGCTGCACGGATGTCGCGAGGAAAGCGCTACTCACGCTGAAGCACTGCTAGTAGATGGACAGCAATCTTCTAACCACAACGCCTCAGCGCAAGAACTACACTGGCTAAGGCGTCACCAAACCGAAGGATGACCATGTCGAGCAATGTCTTGATATTTGAAGACCTGCAGCGCATCACCGGATACCAGCGCCGATCGGACGTAGAGAAGACGCTGATCGAACAAGGTGTCCGGCTTTTTCGCGGCCGCACAGGGCCGTGGACGACGCTAGATCTAATCAACCAAGCTGCCGGCATGAAGCCGGTCGCAGCAGAGCGATACGAAGCCGATATCCTATGAGGAAAGCTCGGAAGCGGAAGCACAATCCGCATATTCCTGCCCACATCGACCAGGCCGCCCTTCCGGCGGCCATTTATTTCGACCAGCGCGGTAGCGGGGTTTGGTACACCCTTCATTACGATGAAACGGGAAAACAGCGCCGCAAAAATGTGGCACCTGCTGACGTTTTACTCTCTGACCTGCACCGAATAACGGACGAAGCGTCCAACGTTGATAGAGGTACGCTTCGCTACGTGTGCGAACAGTTCCACCTGAGCGACCGATACAAAAAACTCGCTCCCAAAACCCACGACGATTACTGCTACTCCCGCGACGTTCTACTGAACATTCCCACCAAATTGGGCAAGCCGCTGGGCGATCTCGCTGTGAAGAAATTCACCGCCGCCCTGGTGCAACGCATTGTCGATCGGATCGCGGACGAGGGCACGCCCTCAAAGGCGGCGCACGCACTGCGTTATCTGCGCCGCGTGCTGCAGTGGGGACGTAATCGGGGTTTCCTTGAAGTGAACCCAGCCCTGGGCATCGAAGCGCCCATAGAACGAAAACAACGCCGGTTGCCACGGTTGAACGTTATGGACGTACTCATCGATCGCGCAACGGCGCGTGGACGTCTGGCACGTAACGAGCCTGGCGGTTGTCCAGAATACCTGGCCAGCGTCATGGAGCTGGCCTACCTTTGCCGACTGCGCGGCATCGAGGTCGTGACGCTCACGGACGCGAACGAACTGCAGGAAGGGATTCTGACCAACCGGCGCAAAGGTAGTCGGGACAACATTGTCCGGTGGACGCCGCGACTGCGCACAGTTTGGGAAGGCGCGAAGGCTTTGCGCGCAAGGGTTTGGGAACGCCGTAAAACGCCTATCCCGATCGCGGCGTCAAAGCGCTTTATCATCGTGGCCAGCCACGGTGGCCCGCTTCTTAAAACAAGTCTGGACACCGCGTGGCAGAGATTCATTACCCTTGCGATCGCAGACGGAGAAATTGACTCCGAGGAGCGCTTCGCCTTGCACGATTTGAAGCGACGTGGCATCACTGATACGGCTGGCACTAGGGCGGACAAACAAGAAGCCAGTGGTCACCGTGACGCGAAAATGATGGATGTCTATGACCTCAGCATACCAACAGTGTCTCCCTCAGCGGATTGACGAGAGCAGTGGCTGATTGCGCCCACTGCCCCGCTTAATCGGTTTAGGATTCTTGGAAAGGATTAGGCCATGGAAAATGAGAGCGATGCCCCTCGAAAAGACGAAGTATTTGGGGACATAAACGATCTGACTAGAATGTTGGATGAAATGGATGAACGCGGATTGGTTCTCTCACTAGCAGCATTCGCGGAGGATGCGCTTGGTTCACTGTTGACTGCTTTCATGCTACCCACCAGTACAACGGCACAATTAATTGATGGCTTCAACGCACCGTTGGGGAACTTCTCCTCCCGTATCAAGGCTGCTTACTCGCTGGGACTAATCAGAAAAGAGCAATTTTACGATCTCGAACAGCTTCGAAAAATCCGAAACCTCTTTGCGCACACATGGCAGCCATTGGGTTTCGATGATCAGAGAGTGGCCGGGCATATCCGTTCGCTGCGATTTGGTTCACTTGAACATAGCTGGCCTGAAACCCCCAAGGACAAATTAAGGAGTTCCATCTATTCCGTGCTTGTTGCCCTGAACTTTATGACGGGTCGTATCAAGACCGGAGTTGGACAAGCACAGTTAACCGGTTACGAGCTGATTACTGGCTTCCATGGCGAATTTGAAGAGCAACTCCAGCAAGCCGAGTCGACCTTCAAAGAAATATTGGAAAATTTAGAAGGTAGCCTTGGTGAAAAGCGGGCCTTCTATCTCCAGTTGCTTACTCGCTTGCGAGACAGAGTGCACTATATCCAAGGGGGGACGACCGAAGGGCAGCACATGGCCACTACGTCACTCAAGCTGCAAATCATCAAGAAGCTGGAATCTCTCTAGCGGCGATACGGTGAGGCTTTTCACCCGCGTAACAAGAGTTAGCGAAGGCTCAAAAATGCACCGCTTTCGGGCAGTGAGCACGTAACACGGTTTAACCTAAGCCGTTGATTTTTATGTTTAAAGCACCTTCCTTGTAATCAGTAGGTCCCGGGTTCGACTCCTGGTGCCGGCACCATACAAAACAAAGCCCCTGCAGAAATGCAGGGGCTTTGTTGTTTCTGGCGTTTGGAACTCCTGAGGAGCTTCCACATTGCTGCGACAAAACCACGACGCCTTATCTCAATCACCAGACCGAACTCCGCCCTCCGCACCTCGACCCGTTACAATTTCACATCAGCCCAACATTGACGGGCTCTTGCACCTACCTATAATGCACCCCAACACACCCGCCAAGCCTAGGTTGACCCAGTCAGCAAGCTCAAATCGTGCGGGTTTTTTTTGCCTGGAGAAAACTACATGAGGCCCTTCGACAAGCCGGCCCTCAG